CGGCAGTTGCCGAACTTGGCCCAGAGCTGATTCCGAAATGACGTTAGCGACGTCACTTCGTCAACCTCTCCGCGATTGAGTGGAATACCACGCCGCATGTAGGTGGGAGTTACATCCCCACCGTCATAGGCGTCCATGCCACATGATTCTCGGAACTTCCCCGAAAGGAAACTCTTCGAACGATTGACCTTGAGTCCAACGGACTCCAAATCATCCATCACGGTTTGGGCGTGCTCAACAGGGACTAGTATGTCATCCCCGTAAACACTCAACCCGTGACCCCGTTTCCCTAGACGACGAATCGTCTTGGGACGGAAGTCACCAGTGCGTCGACATATGCTGGTAACTACCAGCGCCGTGAAGACCATGGCCTCCACAGGGAACGTCAACGCAGAGCCCATCGAGGCGAACTTGTTAAGCAAGACAAGTCCACCATCGGGCAGCTGCACAAATGAGGATCGTGAAAGCCGAAGGTAACGCAGGAAATTCGGGTGAAACCCGAACAGCTGCTCAACTAAGGCCAGCGATACTCGATCTGAGGCATCGGACAAGTCGATTGTGGCATTCCTGCCAGTGATCGATGACTCCAACGCCATGTCGCGATTCATGCTCTGATCCAAAAAGGAACAGATACTGTGCTCACGCTCTAGACTTTCACGCAAATTCTGCATGAGAGCCTGTTGCATGAACTGGTTGTAGCTCGCCTCGATGCAAATGAGGCGTGGCTTCTCAGCTGTCTTTGGGACAGCCTCCAACCGCGCAGGGACAACACCAAACTCTGGTGGCCTCTGCGACAGGGACTCCCAACTGGGTCGGAATGACTCCGCTCCAATCAGTGAATCCGCGCTTACCGAAATGGAACCGAAATCCCACCTAGAGTTCGCGCCGAATCGCTCCGATACAGCTCCCGGTCCATGCCGCCCTTTCAGGGGGTCGGTCATGGCCGAACCAATAACTCGCCCAAAGAGTATCTGGGCAACCATTGGTGCGTAAGGATCGAGGCTAGCCTTTATGGCCGACCGAGAAGGAAGCTCAGCATCAAGCTGAACCCACCTCTCGACCGCCGCCTCGACGCGGTCAGCTGAGCAGACTTCGAACACCTTCTTGAAGGTGCGCGTGATCTGCCGCAGCCAACGTATCGCGTTTACGCTGGGAGAATCAAGCAACACTCCGTCACGATCGAAGATACCAGCCCAGAGGTCCCGAAGGAACTCTGGATAGGCACATCGCGCGCGCCACCCTATGAATTCAGGGAGCACGCCGTCTCTCAAACCCGCAAGAAGCAGGTCGTCGAGACGAGGCAATGTGATA